TCGTTCAACAGGCTACGCAGTTCTTCCCGCCACACGTCGGCATACGGGGTATCTGCGTAGGCGTGCCACCAAGGACCGCCCAGCGTCCAGTGCAGGTTGCTAGGCTTTTCATGGTGCCCGTATTCCCCGACTAGCCAGTTCCATTTAAGCGGGAGGTCGCCAATAGCCTTCGCCCCGTGTGCCCAGAACATTTGATGCAGCTCCGCAGGACTCGCCCGGTTGACGTAGTACGGCGTCAATATCTGGCACTTAGCCGCGTTGAACATCATCACCGACGACCAGTTTTTCTTAGGGTATGAGTGCTGGCGCGCGCCCAGCATTTTGGTTTCGGTGGTGGGTTGGTAGTCGTGCTTGCAGCACATCACATCGTAGTCGTCATCACGAAGGCGGAACAACTTGGCAATGTCATCTTGGAACAGCATGTCGCAGTCCATGAAGATCCCCCACCCTTTGTAGTCCAGCAGGTAAGGCGTGAGGAAGCGCGTCAGCGAGAACTCAGTAGACGCGCGAGCGTCGACCTCACGGTTATACACGCCCGGGGGGAAGTTGGACTTGCGGATAGGGGTGATGCTTACCGGCATACTCGACCGGCGCATGATGCTGTGCGCCAGGACGTGATACGCGGCGGACTCTTTGCCGTCGTAGCCGATGAACACAGGGATAGTAGGTTGGAATACGTGGCTCATGTTCCCTCCTTCGGGGTTAGCAGCACGGTGAACTCCAGAAGTTCATCCGTTGGCTCGCCCTTCTCGTCTATCTGGTAGCCCAGTTCTACTACGCCATCCTCTATGAACCAGTCGGCGTCAAGTTTGGCAATCCACCAGTCCGGCGGCTCGACAATCAGGTGCGCGTTTCGCCCGTCAGGCAGGTGCTTTACCGCCTCTTTGACGTTGACGTTCAGCAGTAGCCGACGCTTGGTCTTGCTGCGTAGGTGGGTCAGAACCTGATCGAGATTGTCAGGCTCGATATGCTCAAGCACGTCAGTGCAGACGACGATATCAGCCGGATCAGGGTTGGCCGAATGCTTGGCTATGCCAGGGTCGTAGCACTTCACCGCGAAGGGTAGGTGCAGGTTCAACTCCCCTTTGCCGCAGCCGTAATCCAGCACGTCGGACGTTTCAAGCGCTGCGGTCAGACGCCACACCGGCTCAGCCCAGCGGCTGGAGTTCTTGCCAAACTGAGCCTTGTTGGCGTGCATCTGCTCAAGTTGCTTTCGGTAGTCGTCAGATATCAGCATTGGTCTAACTCCCACAGCCAGTCACTCAGGTACTGTTTCACGCGGTTCAGCACCGGGGTCCAAGACTCGGTTTCGTCTTGGCGGATCACCTCTACGTGACCGCCGTACCAAGGCATGTGATTGCCTTCGAGCTGATACCGCCACGCAGCGCGCCAAGGGGTGAGCGACCAGCACGGCACGCCAAACGCGCCGCAAGCGTGGACTACGGAGGTGTTCACCGAGATAACCAGGTCGCAGGCCGGGAGCAGCGCGGGGTAGCAGATGTCTAAGTCGTTGATAAGCGTACTGTCATGCGCGAGGTTAACTCCCGTGTCTTTATTGAATCCAGCCACCATCGGACCGTAAAAGCCCATCTGCTCGGCGGGATCGTACTGCAACGACACCCAGTTGATGCGGTCTTGAAACTCAGCCAGCAGGGGGTGTATCTGCGACATAGACAAAGAGCGTAAATCGGCCCGTGTGGGCAGTGTGCCGCCAGCCCATGAAATACCCACTACGGGGCGTTCGTCGAACTGACGCCGAATACGCTCCTTATTCGCGATATCGGGCTTCAGATAGGGCTTGCGCTCTGGCCAGTCCGCCATGTTTCCGCCGCGAAAGTATTCCGCTAGGCCGATAATAGGGATACGAGCGTCAGCGTTATGCCACTTGGGCCATGTGATTTCGCTTTCCTCACCTTTGCGGGTGCCGTAGATAGGGAACGCTTCATCGAACGAATTGCGTGCGATGTTCACCAGCCGGGGGTGTGTTTCGAGGATAGGCATTACGCCGTGGTTGAGGAGGTCCGGCAGCATGGAGTAGCCGAGGATTTCATCACCCACACCTTGCTCACCGTAGACAATCACGGTTTGGTCTGGGGTGCCGTCCCAGTAGGGTAGTCCGCCGTAATCGCGGTATTTGCGGACGCCGCTGGCGGTGCCTCGCAGGTTCAGCCCGTGGCGATAGGCTTTCCAGCCTTCGTCCCACATGCCTTTTTCCAGGTACGCCAGGCCGCGATTCCAGATGGCATCATTGTTATCAGGCTCGCGCTCAAGCAGGCGATCGGCCAGTTCTATAGCTTTGTCGGGGGTGTGGTTGTTGACGTACACCGACGCGAGGTTGCCCAGCGCTTCGTTGTTATCGGGATCTAACTCCTGCGTCTTGCTGAACGCTTCAAGCGCTTCAGTGGTGCGCCCTTCGAGTTGGTAGATAGAGCCAAGGTTATTGTATACCTCAGGCATGTCAGGGGCGAGTTGAAGCGCCCGCATGTACAGGTTTTCAGCTAGCCCGTGTTTTCCTGCCTTGAGATAGACCGTGGCGATCAGGAAAATCGCTCCGGCATTTTCGCGGTCTGCCCGTAGAAGTTCTTCGCAGTAACCCGCTGCTGCGGCCAGTTGCTCGTCACCAGGGTGTTCTAGCATGAGAATGCTAGTTATCGCTTCAACGCGCTCACGCACGTAATCGGGTAGCTCAGCCACTTGCGTCCTCCTCAAGACGCCGGGGGCTTGCGCCCCCGGTGCTACATTTTAGTCGCGTTTACCTATCGTAAAAGTCGTAGAAAATGCGACCCGTGATAACCACAGATACCGTCTGGGTGCCCGACTCTTTCGAGGCGACCACGTACTTATGTCGCTCGCCACCAGCATCATCCCATGCTGGAGTGTACGGAACAGTCGCCACAGCGGTTAATTGGGTAGGCATATTGCCCATTGCCGATACCGTCATGGAGGCCGAATGCCCGTGGCGAATGCCAAGATTGATTACTTGCGCTGTCGCTCCAGCGGCTTGCGTGCCGATGAATTGAACGTTTTTCGCGTTGATCGGGATCTTGGCTAGAAGCACCAAACCAGAACCAGAAGCCGACAAAGCTGACGGACCCCAGTTAACCGGAATGCTGTTAGCGCCGTGGTTGGCTACCGGGACGATATTCGCCTGAGCCATTGATGCAGTTGCAGTTACAGCCATATCACTAACCCTCCGTTATGCGCCAGTCCACGAAGTGGCAAGTACGATAGCGCCGAAGTCGGACCCGTTGTAACGAGCCTTCTTCAAGCCGCTGATCATACCGGCACCTACGCCGAGCTGATTGCGGTAATCGAACAGTTCCTCGGTCCAGTCCATCTTTCGACCGGCCCCGTATCCCTTTCCGAATGCCTGAATTGCGGCTTGTGCGCCGCAGAAAACCGCTCGCCGGACTTTCGCCTCAGTTGCGGACCCTGACGCACCAAGCGTCACACGAGTTGATTCGTGAAGAACCACACCGTTATACACACCCAACGCACCCGTAAAGATGGGGTTGTTGTCCACACGTCCACCAGCCATAGCCTGTTTCTGTGCGTCGTACCAAGTGATCGTGTTCGCGGTTGCGTCGGTACGCAGGTCGTGAACCTGATCGGGGTGCATGAACAAGACGTAGTGATCGTCACCGCCAGCCTTCAAAGGCCGGATTTGAGGAGTCAACGTCTTAGCGGTGGTAATCAGGCGATCAATCGACGTCAACCGGAAGCGATTAGAGGTTGACGCGGAACCTACGGATGTCTCCGTAGCGAGCGAACCGCCGCCCAAAAGTTCGGTTGTCGTACCGTTCTGAACGTAGTGGTGTTGAGAGTCCGGTGCGAGAGCCGCCTGATTACCCGTGTATCGGGTATCTTCCTGGGCCGTGTAGCCACAGAGTTGATTGAAGAAAGCGGTGTCCATCCGATCTGCGAACCAGTCCGACAAACCTTGTCGTGCTTCCTCGCGGACAGAAAATGGAATGCGCTGTTCAGACATTTTGCCGCTCGAACGAACCGCATGTCGCAGTTGATCGATAAAAATGTCGTCAGTGTATGTGGCAAGTTGCTCTTCTTGCCCTTCCAGGGTTGAATCGCCCTGTACGCCAGCACCCGTCAGAAGCATACGAAGCGTGCATCGCACTCGGTCGCCGTCACCTTTGGAGGTGTCGTCGACGATCTGACAAAGACTATTTGAGCCACGACCCGTGAACTTACCGTAGTAAGTCTGTTTCAGGGATTCGTGCCAAAGCGCCTTCGACCAGAGCTTGACTGCTTCCGGGGAGTTGACGCCATAACTTGTGGAAGCCATGGGTATTACCTCGATTGTTAAACCAGTCTGTGCGACTCGTCACGTGAGTCCAGCGGGCAGCGCTTACGGCGCAAATCGAGGTAGCGGGTAGAACTATACCATGCCGGCATCAACGTGCAGTTGGTGCCACTCTTCGGTGCCGATAATCTTCGCGAACTCACTGTCGGGTAAATCAGCTAGTGAGGCCAGAGTCATTTTCTTGCTCCCCCCAGCGCTGCCTTTTGAACCCAACCCGCCCGGTCGTCGGGGGCGAGAAGCCGATTTTTCCGTTTCGCCGCCCGCTTGCCGGTAAGGCTCAGACATCGCGTAGAACGCCTCGGCGGGGTTTTTACCTGCTCTCAAGCCCTGCTCGATGATGTTCATCGCCTCGTTACGGACTTGGGTTTCAGCATCTGCCGCTGAGTAGCCCATGCTCTGCCACATCTCCACACGTTTAGCGCGCAGGGTTGTGACGCTCGAATCGTAGTCGGGTGTCACTGCGGCGAACTCACGCTCAACATTGTTGAACGTCGTTTCCATCTGCTGTACGTACTGTGCCTGCTGGGCGGCTTGCTGCTGCTGCTGGTTTTGCGCCCGAAACTCCGCCATTTCCTTCTGTAGCGCGGCTTGAGTGCCCACCAGGTGTCCGGCTGGATCGGTATCCATGTCGGGGATTTCAGGCACTTCGGGGAGTGCCGGGGGCGCTTGCTGAGCCATTGAGGCTTGCAGAGCGTCAAAACGCCCCTCCATACGGGCCATTTTCTCCTGATCGGCTTTACGCTCCGCCAACAACGCTTGAATACGGTTGTGTGAGCGCGAAACGGGCGGATCGGCGTCCTCCGTAGCATCGGCTTCAACAACTACCGGATCGGATTCGACGGCTTCATCGATCTCCGGGGTGTCGTCCTCTATATTCGCTAGTCCGCTGGTGGGCACCGCATCATCGTGTTCGGTGAATGTCGCCGCTATGTGGGCGTCGTGTGCGTCTTCTCGGGCTTGTTGCTCAGACATTAGTAGTTTCCTCGTGGCTTACGGCCACCATTCGGGTTTGCGCCAGATCGGCTTGAACTTTCATCGTAGCGATGTCTTCGTCGGACTCATTATCCTCTCGGGATATCATCAGGTTGGTGCGAGATTGCAGACGTACCGCTTCCTCTTGCTGGGCTATCCGCGCCATTTCAGTGTCATATCTGTGATTCATTTCACGGATTCTAACCGCCCGTTCGTCCTCGCCTATCTCCGCTTTCAGCGCCATTTCCATCATTTTGGCCTGTCGCTCGTCAGCTAGGCGGCGAGATTGGTACATACCTTCGAGTTGGAGTTTCTCCGATTCTGTCTGCCGGGTCAGTTCTGCCACGTAGCGTTTATCGTTCTGTGTGGCTAACTGCTTGTCCTTAGCCTCTAACTGCTGCTGCATCTGCTGCATCTGCTGCTGTAGTTGTTCGGGATCGGGACCACTCTGCGACTCCGCAAACTGCGCCCACTCAGACGCCACCTTGTCCGGCAACGGCGTATAGCGCACCAAACTAGGCGGAATAGGCACCCCAGCGCGCAGCATGGCGGGCAGGATGTTCTGCAACACAGACCACACATCGTCCTTCATGTTGGGTGAAGTCGGCGCGTCTTCGACGATAACGTCGTACCGGCGTACGTCTTCTTCGTTCCAAAACGGCACCTGACGCTCTGTGATGCGCTGCACCAACTGAGGCGTATAGATGGACGCCATCAACGCCAACAACCGGCGTCCTTGGCGTTTGCGGTAGCGTTTCAGCGAGTTGACCAATGGAGCCAAGATAGTCAGCGCGGCCTTTTTGCGCTCTTGTTCGAGCGACCCCGACTGCTCACGATCCACTAACCCCAACGTTTCGTGATTGACCCCGGTGCAGGCCGGGAGCGACGTGACGGCAAACTGCATCAGCTTGTCGAGCGCCGGAGGGTAGCCCCCCACTTCTTTTGCTGTGATGCGACCACCCGATATCGCGCCGTCGTTAACAACTACGACCGAGTCCGACGCCGCCCACGAATCCTCAAAGTCGGTAATATCCTCAACCGCGCCTTCCTCGACCAACACACCGCCTTTCGATGCGGTCTGGAACGAGAACAGGGCTTGAGACAAAAACGTGTTTGCCCACTTTTGAGGGTCGACCATCTGGCGACCCAGACCAAACCACTGCGCGCGCTTCTCGTCGCGCTTGCCGGTCATACACTCAAGACTGAACCCGCCAGGTGTAGCCGTCTCTGACTCCTCCAGCAGTGTTCGCCCGGCGACCATTTTCTGCTTGTAGTCCCATTTGCGAATTTTCTTGTGCGGGATTTCCATGTCCCACGCATTCACAAGCGCGTCGTACTTCGCTTCGCTCAGTTCGACTTGCTCTCCGGTGTCGGGGTCCATGACAATGTAAAAATCGACCTTTTCGCGCCACTGGTACTGAACCACCAGGATTGTCTTGTTGGCCTTATCCCAGAACATCGTGTGGTCATGTTCGTATTTCCACGCTTCGGTGGCGTCGTGCTGGATGGTGTCGGCGCGGGTTTCATCTTCAAACCCGTCAGATGCGGACTCCACAGCCTCTTTATGCTCGGGCCACCGCTCGATGACGGCTGCAACATCCCACCACTTCTCACGCATCACCCAGTCAGCATCAGCCAGGTTATTTGCCCGTGACGCCGTATCCCAGCGCATTTCGAGCGGCGGTATGCGGGGGATCACGATGTCGCCGTCTTGGTTGTCGTCGTAGTCGACGGCGGTTTCTGTCCAGCCCATGCCGCAGATGATCATGTCGCTGTAAGCTTCGGATTCTTCATCCTCGGCATCACAGCCGTCGCGGGCGTAACTGGACATGTCGGAGAACGCCCCGGCGACTTCTTCATCTTCCATGCCGCGCGAGATGTACTTCACCTCGCGGCGGTTATTCAGCTCATAGCCTTTGATGGCGTCAATGGTGGGGGCGAAGCGATTGAACGTCACCATCGGGCGTTCGTCAGCTTCCATTGACGCTTCGTCTTCGTCAGACCACTGGTGCCCGGCGTAGTAGTCGAACAGCATCCCGGCCTCTTTGCGCCACTCGTCGTGCTTCTCGATGTCGAGTTTGCGCGCGGCGTGAACGTCTGCCACGTCGTCCGGCATATCGAGGTCTTCGGTATATGGGATCATGCTGACATCCAAGACGCGCCTTCGCGCTTATCGCTGCCTACCCGTTTCTGGGTGTAGCGGGGTCGCTTTTTCTTAGCCATGTGTTTATTCCGCCGCCCGGTTGCTAAGTATCTTAGCGCATCAGCCGCGTGGGAGTTGTGGACTATCGCGCCATTGGCTAGTGCGAACTCGCCCCCCTCAGGGACTGTCAGGCACCACACCGGAGCTGTTTCCGTTAGCTTCCGCACGTTTTTGACGGTAGTGGCGGGCTTTGCAGTTGTTGCTGCAATACTTCTGTTCCCTGCCGTTTTTGCGTAGAAGTTTCTGATACTCCTCCCCACAGCCCAAACAATTAGCAGGCACTCGCTTCCATTTGGTCCAGCTTTTGGTGCGTTCGGCCTGGCGTTTGTGCCATAGCCGCCCTTCTTCCGATCCGTGCCAGTCGGCAGCGGACTGTCTAGCCTTCTCGCTGAACCAGCCCCCTTCAGGTTTTTGACGATTCTTTGATGAGAGGGCCAAGTGTTCGGCTGCGGGAAGAAGCTCCAAGTTGTAAAGGCTGTTATTTCTTGGGTTGCCGTCTTTGTGGTGGATGTGATGCTTTGCGGGAATAAGCCCGAAAGCGCTTGCCCAAACCGCTCGATGCAGACTTTTACCGCCTCTTGCAAAGTAGTGCTCAGCAGGCCAAAGGCGGAACAATCCACCGTCAAAGTATTGCGTGATTTCATCGAGCCAGATTGGATCGGCGTACCCGGCGTCAGGTGTTCGGCTAATTTCCACCCGCTCACCGTTAAGAATCTGTGCTCCGGCGTGCATTTCACCGTATACCCGTCGCTGAACGTTACCTCCACAAGAGGGGCACTTTGTCGAGTTATGTGTGGGTTGTTGTATTGTTTCCAGCCGCATGTCGTAAGCACCTTACCTGTGTTTGGTAGGTCTTTTATAGCAACAGTGCCGTAAGGCGTCAATACCTCAGTGTCCCCTTTAAGGCACGCCCAGTTGTGCAGGGGCTCCTCTTTGTATTCCTTGGTCGTGCGGTCGATTTTGCGGCGGTACTCGATGAGTGCTTCAATCAGGCGGGCGCACTTCACGTCGTCAATCACGCACTTGCCGAGAAGCATCAAGACGGCGTTTATACCTTCCACACGGGACAGTTTTGGTGCGGGCTTGAATACGATACCTAGATTCTTCGCGGTTTCTTCGCGGGTGACTCCGCTCTCGTAGTTACCGGAGATCACCTCCCAAGGTCCGATATGCTCACCGTAGACGTAATCTTCCTTCTCGCCGTGGCGCAGCACCCATGAGATGTAGTGCGCCATGCTTTTACCGCCGTCTTCGTGATAGTCGATGATGTTGATCAGGCCACTTTTCGGTGTCTGAAAGAATATGATGGCGGTGCGGTCTAACCCCATGTCCCATGCCGTGTGTACGGGGAGCGCCTCATCGTGCGGTACGCGGCAAATGCGACCGTCCTCAGACGCCTTAGCCATATGTTCGGTGTAGTACGCCCCTTCCATGCCTCCGGTGAACGAGCAGTAAAACTCCTGCTGTATCAGCTCCTCGGACATGCCTGAATCTCGCTCTGCCTGCACGTCAGCGTCTGTCATCACCCCCGTATCGTCGATGGTCAACACCTCGGAGAACCACTCATCGTTGGTTTTCGCCATCTCGTTCAGGCGGTACATGTGGTTCTTGCCGCGAGGCGTGCCGTTAAATAGCGCCCAGCCGCCGTTTTCTCGCAGGATGGGGCGAACGAAGTCCCATCCAGCCGGATCTTGAAGGGTGAACTCGGAAAACACGCAGCCTATGGGGTTGGTGCCCACGATACGGTCAATCTTGTCTGAGCCGACAATCTGGAAGATGCTGCCGTTTTTCAGGCGAACACGCATGTCCGTTTCGTTCGGCTTGCCATCCCATAGCTCTTGGGGGATGTGGTGCAGGAAGCGGAATCCTTGCGAGTCCATGCCTTCCCAGATAATGCGTCGACCTTGAGCGAAGGTGGGTAGGAAATAGAAATAGGTGCCGACGCGCATTTGCGTAGCACGGGCGACAAAATTGATGTCGCACTTGTCTTTACCCGCACGTCGATGCCATATCGTGAGCAGACGTTTTTGCCCCGCGTCGAACGCTTCCCAGACGGGGCGCTGATACGGGCGGGGGGCAAAGTTGTGTGGGAGTTTTACCCGCGTCGTCATTAACGACCCTTATTCTTACCCTTGCTGCGTTGAGCGCGACCGCCCATCTTGGACTTGCCAGGTTTGGTTGCCTTGGCGACACCGCCAACCTTGGCTTTCAGACCGTTGGGTACGTTCAGGTTCTTATCCTGCACGCCAGAAGGTGATTTGAGGTTCATAGGGTCATCGCTCTTTTTGGTTTCTTCGTCACCGGCCCAGATGCCGTGACGATAAGGCCCGAAGGGTTCTTCCACCTGGGGCAACTGTAGGTTGGCCCTAAATGTCTTCAGTGCTAGTGATTGTACATTGCTCGTGAATGCCGCACCGGCAGCGACCACTCCAGCCCCAATCTCGACGATTTCAAGCGCTTGAGGCGTGTTGGCCTCAATAGTTAGTGCGTAGTTCAAGGATGCCGCTTGTTCGCTGATTGTCAGCGTTTGAACTGCCCCCGCGACAACCGCATCGAACTGGGTGGTTGCGGCGTACTCGGCGATGGTCAGCGCTTGTACCGTACCTGCAACCTGGGTAGTGGGTAGCGCGACCGCAGTGTGTTCAGTGATAGCAAGGGCTTGAGGGCTGGAGGTCGTTATTTCAGTGCTGGTGACTACAGACTCAAAAGCGCCGATGTCGTACGTGCTGCGAGCCGTACCAATAATATCGGTAGTGGGGACGTTGCTGTCGGCGCTGTTCGGGACGGCTACATCGTATATGGGAGCCGAGGCGTCCTTAACTTTGAAATTAGCCGACCCATGAGCAACAAACGAAGCGACCCATTCACCTCCTGCGTCGTCGTCCAAGTCAATACCGTTGGCCCCACGTATCTCGTCGAACCCGCCATCTGTCGGGTAGTCAGTAGCGTTGTAATCTAAGGTGTGCGTCCCGCTACCGGCGTCAGTGAAGTCTGCCGTGCCGGAGTTAAATATGGCGTTGTTTTTGACAGTTAGATTGCCCGTCTGATTCGCTGCGGCTTGTATGCCTACGCCGCAATCATAAATCGTGTTGTTGTATATAAGTACATCACGAGGGTGATCGACATAAATGGCAGCCTGCGTGAACCCGTTGAAAGTATTGTTGTATATCTGATGGACGCCCGTGCCCCCATTATCAAAGTGGATGCCTAAATTCGACCCCGACGCCGAGACAGAGTGGAAAATGTTCCCCCGAATTGTTATGTCTAGCGCGAAGGCAGAGTTGGTGGTAATGCAGCGTCGAGTACCCCCCGAGGCCACATAAAACTGCATGTTTTCGATCACCAGCGACGCTTCGGTAAGGATCAATCTATTAAAGGTGGCGTTGTCTATCGTAAAATAATTTGCAGCGTCGAATATGCCTGTCGTGTTGCGCCCGTACCCTGCGTTCGTTTGATCGGGGCTAGAACTATCGTGCCCGCGCACCGTGACAAAATACGAGGTGTTGCAAGTCCAGCCGTTTATGTCGCAAGCGTTATCTACTAAAGATGACCCGCTCGTTCCCTGACTGCAATGCACCGTGTGGGTATCGGTGGCGGTAACTAAATCCGCTTGCTCGGCAGCTTCCCACGCCGACAGAGAAATGTAGGCGTTAGACCCGCCCGCCCCTTCGGCGTTGGTAGTGCCATCACCGCTAGTCGTGGTGGAATTATTGACGTACCGATGCACCGCGGCCATTAGCTTAGGTCTACGTCAGTGACAAGACTACCGTCTTCTTTGCGGAGGAAGTTTTTCACCTGCGCCCAGGTCACGGTCGTCCAGCCAGTGTCGCGAAGCTCTGCGTACTTTGCGGGGTGCCTGATCGCCATCTCAGGCGCGTCACCTTTCCATCGTTTTCGGCCTAACTGCTTTAACGTCAAGCCGCTAGTCGTGTATTCCTCTTGCGTCCAATCCGCCATCAATTTCTCTTTGATTTGCGCAAGGGGAGCCGGAACACCCGTTATGCGTAGCCAGCGCATACGTCCGGGCCCGGTGCCGTTGGTTCGAATCGTCAACGGGCTGGGCGCGAGGATTTGAGACATAGGAAACACGTCCACCACATCACCACGCAAATAGCGCGAAGACTCGCGCGCCTTTTCGTCGTCGTGCAAGCCTATGTGCAGATTTGCGGCGGGTGGGTAGACCATGACCAGCACTGCAATGTCAGTCATGCGATTACGCCAGTGTGAAGATGCCGGAAGCGTTGAACGTGATGGTCAAATCGCCCGCTGTGCCGTCGACGACCGCGCCAAGGTCCAGAAACGCGATACAGCGTTTGCTGGCGTCCGTTGAGTTGTAAAAAATCCCCCAGCGGATATCCGCTGGGTTAGACGCATTTTTGTCGAAGGTCGCCAAGTCAGTACCGTCGAACTTCATGGTTGCGCCTGAAGCGGTCCAGGTGTTTACGATGTCGTGTCCGTTAGCGGTGTAGTTGCCTCCTTCGGCTGGGGCGGCGTTAAGATTAGTTGTGCCCGTTCCGCCCCAATGGGGTAGCGCCGTTGTAGCTGTAGGTGTGGTGCCAGAACTGGTGGTAAAGGCTAACTTGATCACATCGCCTGCGGCTAGCAGATCGTGGAACTGCGAGCCTAGCTCTAGCTTGAAACTGTTAAACACGACGATATCGCCCTGAGCCATGATTGTCTCCTAGCAGGACATCCCGCCACAAAAATAATAACTAGCCGCAAGTATACCCGCAGCGACAACGGCAAGCCCCGCAGCCACACACAACCCCCACAGCGCTCGTCGGTGGACTTTGGCGTCGTAGTCGAGCAAACCCGCCGATTCGTCCGCCTCGTCTTGGTTCAGGGTTTTGGTTTCCCAGCACCCGCACCAGTCCGAATCACCGTTGGGCGGTTTGGGGTATCGGTAATGCACGCCACTGACACCCGGCATAGTCACCGGCTGGGCCGGGCCCGCATGACAGTCGCCGTTAATATCAAAGAAAGCGCAGGTTCGGCAACGCATGTCACGGCGCTTACTCACCGGCGCTCAATGGCGTCATTCACCCGGGAGGTCAAGTTTTCCAGCCCGCGAATAAGCGTGTCGTAGCGTTTCTCGCTGCGGGATTCCATTTTTTCATACCGCTCGTTGATCTCTTGGCGATTCATCGTTTCCGATAAAGCCTTATCGTGAGCGTCTAACCGTTTAGTCGTCCTGCTTACAAGCCACATAAAAAAACCCGTTACAAACGTAATTATGCTTGCTATCACCTCCCACGAGACAAAACCACTCGTCGGTCCCATTATATCCATACCCTTGTCTGCCTACAGTCCGTAACTCTCACTCCCCCCGGGGGAGAAAGGTTTAATTACTTTACCAGCCTGGGGTGTTACTGGCGTTTGGCGTGTTCAAAACTAAAATGCGCGCCGTCGGGTTGTGTCCAATTACCACCCCAGCGCGCATCGGGGTGCAGGGTCGTCCAAAAGTCGCCCAGCGGGGCATACAGGGCCGAATCACCGACGTACTTCCAGTTGTCGTCAACGAGAGCGAATAGGTTCAGATCGCACGCCATTCGCATCTTATGCTGCGAATACGCGCTGCCGTAGTTCTTGCGGGTGTTCCCGCCCATCTTGCCGAACACGCGCGGGTCACGGTACGCATCGCCCACCGTCACCATGTGCCCGTTCTCGGCGGCGTATGTCAGTAAATGGCCCAAGCACGTAGCAAAGGCCATCTGTTTCTCAACTATGCTCATTTTTAACTCCTGGCGGCGGGTACGGGTCGCACGTCGACGCTACGCGAAGGGGTAAGTTCAGGTCGTGCAGACCTGCGTTATCACGGATGTCTTTAATCAGGTACGGGACGGTTTTTTGCGCCGTCTCCATGTGATTCAAGCGGGCGCGGCACTCTTTGAGGGTCTTGTACGGCCCTTGCGTGTCCGTGCCCACCCGGCAAGACGCGGCTTGCGCCATACCAAACCCCACACAGACCACGATCGCTGCGTGAAACATCAGCTTGGGAACTCGATCGGGTAGCGTTTCACGTGAATCAACTTGTCCCCCGCGTCCTTGCCGCGCCACACGTTGCCGTCAGCGTCCAAGATAGTCATAAATCCCTCACTGACTACGATTTGGGCGACCTTGGGTGGGGGTGCCTTCAGGGGTGCCACCTTCTTCACCGGGGGTTTTCGGGGTACTCGTGCCATGAAATATCTCCTTGACGTGTGGGCAGGATTCTACATTACGAACCCGCGCGCCGCAGCGGCGGCAGGTTAACCAGTGCGTGTCCAGGGGTAAGCTACGCAGGGTTCATCTTGGCTAACTCAGCATTCGCCTCGCGAATATCCCGGCATAACATGCCTATAGGCACGTAGGCTTTTGCCAGGTCCATCTCCGCTATGCCAGGACCGGGCGGGAGCGCTTTCATGCGCTCCCTAAGTTGAGGGCCAATCCAAAAAACACTCTTACCCTCAGGCGTAACTTCAACCACCCCGACGTACAAGCCGCAGACCCTCAGCACGATGATGGGGGTGTCAGGGCCTTCCATACCAGGGGTAGATACCGTGGGGGTAGCGAGGGCTTGAGCCGCTAACAGTAGAGTCATTACGAAAATAAGCACTTTCATGCGTTTACCTACTAGATTTTCACTGCTCCGTCTTTGTCCATCATGGCACGAATGCCCTTCGCCGCGAGTATGCGGGTCGATGCGTCAGGGCATGTGTCGCGTATCTGCTCCAGGTAGTACCGCGCGCAGCGGCACGAGCCGCTCAAACCTGCGCGTGTCGAGCGGCACGTACTTTTCTTGTCCTGGAGGTACGTCAGCAGCGAGTGGCCGGGGCGGGGGCCATGCGCGGCGCAATATCTTGAGTCGGGGATGGGT